CACGGCCCAGGCGCTGTTTTGGAAGGATACACTCCGAACGAAAAGTGGTCCGAAGTGTATAACGGTCTGTTGGATTTTGACCGTAGACTCATGATGGTCGGGTATGATCTTCCAGCATTCTTGCTGTTAGATGCACCCAAACCTTCATTAAAGGTCCTCCAAAACGACTTACCTAGCCTTAGTGCCAAGCTGGTGACCGTTCCGAAAAGCTCTTCAGCTCTACGGACGATCACAGTTGAACCTTGTATGAACCAATTTGTTCAACAAGGTTTAAACAACATTCTTAGGGATGAGATCCGAAAGTGTGTTGTTCTTCGCAACAGCCTGGAACTAAACTGCCAGAAGCCTAACCAACTATTGGCTCTGAGCAGCTCCCTTACCGGCGAGTGGTGTACGGTAGATTTGTCATCAGCGTCAGATCTTCTTCACAATGATTTAGTGAAGTTAGTCTTTCGTAAAAAGCCTCGTTTTCTAGAGGCTCTCATGACCTGCCGTACTCCCTGTGTCACTGTTGGCTCAAAAAGCCTGACACTAAAAAAGTTTGCCGGGATGGGTAACGCGACAACCTTCCCTGTACAGTCCGTCGTTTTCGCTTCTCTTGCGATTGCTTCGATACTGGTGTCAGCTAAATCGCTGAACTTAAGGAAGTTAGTTCGCGCGGCTAGGTGTGTTCGCGTTTTCGGTGACGATATTGTCATCCGGAGCGAACACTATTCGGGACTAGCTGACTGGATCAGCTCCTTTGGTCTTAAGATCAACCAAGGGAAGACTTTCTCCACGGGTTACTTTAGAGAAAGTTGTGGTGTAGATGCTTACAAGGGTCACGACGTGACCCCTGTGTATCTGCGCCACGATCCAGAAGTTACCTCAACAGACCCAAGTGCTTTATTGTCTGTGGTCTCGACATCCAATCAATTATGGATGAAGGGATACTACAAGACATCTGAGTTTCTAAGGGCAATGGTTGAAAGCCGACATGGCATTCTCCCACTGGTCCCACAAGACTCTCAGGCACTTGGTTGGTGGACTCGTCAGGATGTACGCACCGGCCAGAGATGGTCGGCAACGTTGCATAGGTTTGAAGTTCGATCCTATGTAGCCGTTCCTCTTCGGAGGAATGACACACTTGACGGTTACCCAGCTCTCATGAAGTTCTATCACAATCCGCATATCGCGGAGTATGATAAGGACCACTTGAGGTCGACTGTCCGCAAGTTTAATATAAAATTGCGGAAGAGGTGGGTGCAGTCCTAAGTAGGACTGTATTAGTCTTCTCTTAACTGAGAAGCCAG